TGGTAGATTGCAGACTGCATATGAAAATTTACCAAAGTGGATGCAACAAGGTATCATTGCATGGAATAAAGGGTCATTAGAATTAGATAATGGATCGAAAATATTAGCAGCATCTACATCTGCATCTGCTGTTCGTGGTATGTCATTTAACATATTATTCTTAGATGAATTTGCTTTCGTTCCGAATCATGTTGCAGATGATTTCTTTGCGTCTGTTTATCCTACAATTTCATCAGGTACTCAAACAAAAGTTATAATTGTTTCTACCCCTCGTGGTATGAATCATTTTTACCGCATGTGGCATGATGCAGAGAGAGGAAAGAATGAATATAAACCAACAGATGTTCACTGGTCAGAAGTGCCTGGTCGTGATGAAGAATGGAAGATGCAGACTATTGCAAATACCTCTGAACAACAGTTTAAAGTTGAGTTTGAATGTGAGTTTTTAGGTTCTATTAATACTCTTATAAATCCAGCTATATTAAGAAATTTAGTATATGATAATCCCATACAAAAAAATGCAGGATTGGATATATATGAGAACTGTATAAAAGACCATAATTATATGATAACTGTTGATGTAGCAAGGGGTTTAGGTAATGATTACTCTGCATTTATTATATTTGATATCACACAATTTCCATATAAAGTTGTCGCAAAATATCGTAATAATGAAATAAAACCAATGTTATTTCCAAATATTGTACATAATGTTGCAAAGGGATATAATAATGCTTTTCTTCTCATTGAGGTTAATGATATTGGAGATCAAGTTGCAAGTATTATTCAGTATGATTTGGAATATGAAAATCTATTGATGGCATCAATGAGAGGTCGTGCCGGACAGGTAGTGGGACAAGGATTTAGTGGTAAGAAAACGCAACTTGGTGTTCGTATGACTTCTGCTGTCAAAAAATTAGGTTGCAGTAATCTAAAAGCAATGATTGAAGATAATAAACTATTGACTTGTGATTATGAAATCATATCTGAATTAACCACATTTGCACAGAAACATAATTCATTCGAAGCAGAGGAAGGATGTAATGATGATTTAGCAATGTGTCTTGTAATATTTGCATGGTTAGTTGCTCAAGATTACTTCAAAGAAATGACTGATAATGATATTCGAAAAAGAATGTATGAGGAACAAAAAAATCAAATTGAACAGGATATGGCACCCTTTGGTTTTATCAATGATGGGTTAGATGATGAGATGACAGTTGACGTAAATGGAGATAGATGGTATGCTGATGAATATGGAGATCGTTCTTATATGTGGGATTATATGTAACAAATTAAAATCTAAAGCAATTATTAAATGATTAAATAATTTTTGTAGGGTATAATGGATTGGGATAAGGAATCAAAATTAGAACATTTGGAGAACATGATTACTGTTTACGAACAACACATTGAAGCACTTGAAAAAGAAAACAAAAGTTTAAAAGCTCAAATTTTATTTTTAACACAACAATTAGAGTATAAAACTTTTGGTAAACCAAACTTTGAGGAGGATTCATGAGTGGAGACATAGGATTACAAGACGAGAATATCGTCTTTTATAGTAAAGAGATGACTCAAGCAAAGTTAATTCTTCTAGCACACAAGGGTATTAAATTAAATTGGAAAGAGTATGAGTATCACACTTCAACAAGTAAACGAATCATTGAATGATATTAGACCATACATTGAATCTGATGGTGGATATTTAGAGCTCATAGAATTAGATTATGATTTGGATGAAGACATCAGAATGTATTATGGAGTTAAGAAGGATGAAAAGGCAGCAATTGCAAAAGTTAGATTAAGTGGTGCCTGTGAATCTTGTGCAATGAGTGCTCAAACTTTAAGAATGGGAATTGAACGACATCTTACTCAAAATTTTTCAGAAATAGTTGGAGTGATACAAGTTTTATGAAATCAGTTGTTCTCATAGCATGTTTCCTACCACTTGCTATTATCTACATAGTGATGAAACTTGCATTATGGTTATCGGCAACTAGTGCTGAATCTAAGTATGTTAAAGAAGAATCTAAAAAACCTCATGGACCATATCTGGCAGACGCATATGCAGACGTTGATGAAGAGGAAGAGGAGTATTGGAATATCACAAATAATTAATAACACAATATTTGAATATTATTCTGAAAGAGGAATGAAAGTTCCTAATTGGAAAATGAAAAAAGACCCTGACTGGTGGATTGAGTATTTACAGGAACTTGAAAAAAATGGAGTTTGATGATCAGATAGAATTAGAGCATTTATTATTTTCTGAAAGAAAATGTAGAGTTTGTGGTAAAATAAAAAATTTAGTTGATGATTTCTATCTGACAAGAAAATATAAAGGAACCCTACCATCTGCATACTCATATGAATGTAAGGACTGCACTGTAAAAAGAATTATAAAAAGAAGAAAAGTAAAAATATTAGTAGAAGATATATATCCAGATTGGTGATGTTCACGCATTGTTTCCCCATCGTAAATACCCTTTTTAATAAATATTTTTAGATAATTTTGGATTACGAGGAGTAAGGGATGGCCTTAAATTTAGCATCTCCAGGTATTCTTATAAGAGAAGTAGATCTGACGATTGGAAGAATCGATGGATCGACTGGCAAAGTTGGTGGAATCGTAGGATCTTTTGAAAAAGGTCCTGTCGGAGAACCAACTGTTGTAACTGGAGAAAATGATTTATTTGACCAATTTGGTCAACCACATAATACAGACAAACAATACGAAACGTGGATGGTTGCATCTTCATACTTATCGTATGGAGGAAGTTTAAGTGTAATCAGAGCAGACGACACTGGATTAAAAAATGGTTTTGTAGGATCTGCATCCAATGTAAAAATTAAAAGTTCTGAACATTATTTGGAATTAGGGTATCAGGAAACCCCTCTGACTACCGTCACAGTAGCAGCAAAAAATCCTGGCACTTGGGCAAATGATATTAAAGTTGCAATAATTGATGGTAAGGCAGATCAAAGAATAACTTTATCCAGTACAACAGGTTTAAGTGTTGGTTTAGGTGTCACACAAGCAATTACTGTTATTGATCCTGCTTTAGGAACTTTAACTGGTCATCTTAAGGGAATAATCACAGGTAAAAACGGTAATGATATTGATGTCAAAGTAGTCGGTATAGTTACTGCTAGTGGTGAAACTGCTAAAGATTATAATAGTCTTTACAAATTTGCAACAGGATCAACTGATTTTCCAAATAGTGGGGCAGGAACAACCTCTGCTAATATTACTAGAGGATTTGGAGGAACAGTTGCAGCAGCTGCAACCGTTGGGGACGATTTAAATTCATTCTTCCTAGACGGCACAGCAGTTCTTGATGAACAAGGGGGCATATCATTAGCAGCAGATGCTACAGTGATCGGTATTAACACTACTGGTATTAGTGCTGGTGCAACTAAATTTATTGGAATAGGAACTGAACTTATTTCATTAGATGGTGCAACTATTGGAGAGGGAAAAGTTACTTTGGGTGCCTCTAATAAAAGAGGAGTAGAGGGAACAACAGGATTAATACATGCTGATGGAGCAGCAGTTAAATTATTAACTAAAAACTCTGGTATTGGTACAGTTACTGCCGAAATAAATGCCACGGCAACTAGTGTTGGTATTACAACCACTAGTGATATCAGTGACAAAGTAAATGCTGGTGGATTTTTAAAAATTCAGAACGAATTGTTACCAGTTACTGCATTCTTTAATGGAGAAACAAGTTCAATTGAAAGCACAGCAGTGGTAGATTGGTTTGATCAACAAACTTATAATGTAACAGAGGGAGGAACACCTCAGAAATGGAATGCAATTGCTGATAAACCAGGTACATCATCATACGTTTCAGACAGAGGTGGTAGATTTGATGAACTTCATGTCTTAGTAATAGATGCGAAAGGAACAATATCTGGTAATGCTGGAACGGTATTAGAGAAACATCTAAATCTATCAAAAGCAAAAGATGCCTTATTCTCAGTAGGTTCACCATCTTATTGGAGAAAATATCTTTATACTAACTCTGAAAATTTATTTGGTTTATCTGGAGCAATTATTGGAGTTACAACAACTGGTTTTTCAAGTGGATTTGTTCAGGTTGCAGATGGTGATTGGGATAAAGATGCTGAAGGTATTATATTTAATTCTTCAGGACCAAAAAACTTAGTATTAGGTGGTGGACTTAATTACAATGGTAAATCAGATTTAGTTACATCCACTGCACTTGATGCTGGAATAGGTGATTTAAAAGCAGGATATCAAATATTCGAAAATGATTCTGTGAATAATGTTGATTTCTTACTTATGGGTGGTGGTAATCATGGTAAAGTTAATACCAGATCATTAGCTAATACTTTAATCCAAGTTGCAGAAGAAAGAAAAGATGCTGTTGCATTCATCTCACCTTCAAGAGATACTATCTTATCAGATACATCTGATCAAACAGCAGTTACTGTGTTGAGTGATGAGGATATCACTACAAATGTTATTGATTTCTTTGATCCTCTTGCTTCAACAACCTTTGCAGTATTTGACAGTGGATACAAATACATGTATGATAGGTTTAATGAAGTGTTCCGTTATGTTCCATTAAATGGAGACATTGCGGGAACATGTGCAAGAAACGACATTAACGATTTCCCTTGGTTCTCACCAGCAGGTACAGATCGAGGAGCAATCTTAAATGCTGTTAAACTTCCTTATAACCCAACCAGATTACAGAGAGATAAACTTTATTCAAACAGAATAAATCCAGTTATCAACTCACCTGGTGCAGGAATTATATTATTCGGTGACAAAACTGGATTTGCAAAAGCATCTGCCTTTGATAGAATTAACGTTCGTCGTTTATTCATATTCCTTGAACAGGGAATCGCAGCTGCTGCTAAAGATCAGTTGTTTGAATTCAACGATGAAATTACAAGAGCAAACTTTGTAAATATTGTTGAACCTTTCCTAAGAGATGTTCAATCCAAGAGAGGTATTCAAGATTATGTTGTTGTTTGTGATGAGACAAATAACACTGCTGCCGTTATTGATAATAACGAATTTATAGCAGACATCTTTATCAAACCAGCAAGATCAATTAACTTCATTGGTCTTACATTTGTGGCCACTCGAACTGGTGTATCATTCGAAGAAGTTATCGGTTCCGTTTAATTAATTTAGAGGTTTAAACAATGCCTTCACGTCAACAAATCAACAATATTCCTTTAAGGAAGATTCAAGATTTTAAAAGTAGATTGTCTGGTGGTGGTGCTAGACCAAACCTCTTTGAGGTAGAGTTAGCATTCCCAGATGCCGTTGCAATTGCAAACGATGTCTTACAGAAATCTAGATTTTTAGTTAAAGCAGCAGCACTTCCTGCTTCAACAATTGCTCCAGTCGAAATACCCTTCAGAGGTCGTATTTTAAAAGTTGCTGGAGACAGAACATTCGAAACTTGGACTATCACAGTTATCAACGATACAGATTTTGTTATCAGATCTGCGATGGAAAAATGGATGAATGTAATTAACAAACTAGAAGATGCCACAGGATTAACTGATCCAGATGCTTATCATAAAGATGCATTTGTTCATCAGTTAGATCGTGATGGTTCGATTCTACGTTCGTACAAATTCTGGGATATTTTTCCAACCAATATTTCCACAATCGATCTTAACTATGAAACAACTGATACGATTGAACAGTTTGATGTAGAGATGCAGGTTCACTGGTGGGAAGCATTTAAAGGTACTAGCTCTCAAGCTGGTGGTGAAAGTATCAGATAAATAGTAAAATACTAGTACAATTATAATATGGCACGGTTATTTGGATTTTCTGTTGAGGATAACGAAAAAAAATCACAGTCGATAGTTTCACCCGTTCCTGAGAATAATCAGGACGGGTCTGACTATTATATACAGAGTGGTTTTTATGGTTCTTATGTAGATATCGAAGGTGTATATCGAAACGAGTTCGATTTAATAAAAAGATATAGGGAGATGGCACTTCATCCAGAGGTTGATGGTGCGATTGAAGATATTGTAAACGAAGCAATTGTAAGTGACCTATATGATTCACCTGTAGAAATCGAATTATCAAACTTAAATGCGAGTGATAAGTTAAAAAAGATAATTCGTGAAGAATTTAAAACAATCAAAGAAATATTAGATTTTGATCGTAAGGCTCA